TAACGCTCTGCATCACTTGTCACAAGAAAACAGACACGTATGGCTGGCAGAATTACTGGAAAACGCAGATCGCAGCCAAGCGCCTGAGCCAAGAGGTATTCGACTTCTCTTAACTTCCCGGTTGAGCAGGCTGCCCCTGACCAGCCCCGCTCTTCTCTCCGGCCTGAGCTTGAGCCTGCATCGTGAGAGCCGCCGCGGCCTGTTGCTGCTTCGCAAGTTGCGCTGAGATCGTCAAGTACGCAAGGACGTTGTTGTAGCCTTTTGGGTTGGTTTCCAATTGCTCGAAGTTGGCCAGCAGCCATTGTTTTGCCTCGCTCTGGCAAATGGCAGGATCGTCCACGTTCGGTTCTGGCGTGATCGACGGGACCACGATAGGCGGCAAATTGGGTCCGCCGGGATTCGGCTGTGTTACGGGACCATTGGGGTCCTGCGCCAGCCGGTGAATGATCTTCTCGATCTTCGAAAGCTGAGCATCGAGCGGCAACTTGATTTCTGGCGGCAAGAGGTATTGCGCCATGACCCGCTGAATCTTCGGATCAGATAGCATTTGGGCCACAATCGGCATCTTCTGGTTTTGCGCCAGCAGTTGCATCAACCGCTGCTGAATCTCAGAATAGGTGGCCGGGAAACCCTCGTCAGACTCGGGATAGGTGAAGAAGTTGCCTGAGAGTTCCGCCTTGAGCATCCTGATCGTCTTCCACGAGCCCGGCGTCTCCCCCTCTTCGACGATCTTGATTTCCTCGTCCATGTTCTCGACTGAGCACTGAACGGAGAGTTGCGCCGCATCTGCATCCTCGCCGCGCATCTGGTCGATGTACTGCTTCAGCCGGCCTAAGGCCGTATTTAGGGCCTGTTCCTGCCCCTCGGCCGTCTGGACGTTCTTGTCGGAACCTCCGAATACCTGGGGCATCACGCCGCACAGGAACTGCGCGCGCGTAGTCAGGGTATCTGGGTATTTGTAGATTTCAGGGTCGGCCTGGAAAGCAGCATGGTAGAACAGGTCTGACAGCGGGACATGCTGGCCGGTCTCTTCGTCGGTCCTGCTGACGCCTGTGAGGTTGCCGGGAGTCGCAATCTTGTTCTGCAGGGCGTTGCCGTCGATGTAGTCCGCATCGAAGATGCCCATGCCGAACGCGATGCGGTCCATGTAGGCTTCGATCTTGTTGACGGCCTTGGTGACACGCTCCTGCACGTCCAGCACGACTTTGCCGGCGGCGAACGGATACGCGCCCAAGCCTTTGATCGTGCCGCACCAGGTCCAGTGATCCTCTTTCGCCTCGGGAACGCAATCGAGGAAGGTTTCCTCGCCACACAGGACCAACTTGCAACCCTCTGGATACCGGGAAGCCAACTCCTTGGCCACGTTCTCGTCGTCGAGCTCGTTGAACGCGTCTTTATCGATCCAGCACCGGGAATACGGAATCACCCCTTCAGTCCTGATGGCGCGGACATTTGATCCTGGCGTCGTTTGCTGCGCGCGCCCTACCTGCGCCATATCCCCGTCTGTCGAGGAATCCACTCCGGCTGTGGGCGCGATCTGCGCGTACATCGCTGGATAAGCGGCCCTGACTTTGGCTGCGGAAAGGTCGATCGTATAGTCGAGAATTTCCGTGTCGGCAATGGGATCTTCGATCACATCCGGGTTGAGGTCGACCATCAGTCCATTGCAGATCGTGAATCCTGTTCCACCGTTGGCCGTCTCGATCTCGCCCACTTTGACAGGAAGATCAAGCGTGTCGCCCTCGTACCAGTCCTTTTGGCCGAGTCCTGCGCCACACTGTGGGCACGCCGGGGAAGAAGAGAATGGCTTGAGTCCTGAGTCCTGCGTAAACTTTCCGCAGTTCGAACACTGGTAGCCGTCGGGCGTCACTTTGACGGGCTTCGTCTGATACTGCGGGGTCATCGACGTTTTCCACTTTTTCTTGTCGATGGTGTACCGCGTATACCGAAAGAATGAGCCGCACGTCCAGAGATAGAGGAGCTTCAACTGGTGAAGCGCCGCGATCTTGTTCTTGCGCTCATTGAACGCCTGGACGGTCGAGGCTTTATCGGCAATCTCCAGATCCTGCTCATCCTGCGCGTCGGCCGGCTGGTAACGCACTTTCCCGAGATCGACCATCAGGGCCGCGATGAAAATCATCAGGAATGTCTGGTAGATGTTGTCGTTGTGCTGGTAGAGGTCGGGGTCTTCACCCTGGCCCAAGAATCCGGCCATAAGCTGATTGATCGTGTCGAGCGCCGCGGACTGATCGTTAAGGAGGGCAAAGGTGCTGCCCCGGATCGCCTCGAAAGCTCTCGTTGCCTCTGAAACGAACTTCATGCGCTTGGGCTGATAGCGCATTTTGAAGGTCCTGCGGATTTCGAGGAGCGCCGCCTTGCACTTCTCGTCAAGTTGCGCTTTGGCGGCCGCCTGCTCGCCAGTGAGTTCTTGGGGGGCGTCCGCAGTGGGGTCCTGGCTCTGCGCAGGACTCGCGCCTGAACCCTGGGCGTTCAGTTGCTCCATCGCACTCTGCGGGGCTGCTGACGTTGCCATTAGACCGCCTCAGCTTTCTCGATCATATCTTTGATGTGCGCGGGAACCTGCTTCGTTTCGAGCGTCCCAACCTGGGGAATCTGAGGGGTCCTGATGCCTTGCTCTTTGGCGGCTTTGATCTGGCGCCGCACCCGCGCCGTCCAGTCTGCAAGTTCGATGGGAGCCAGTAAACGCCCAAATTCGCGTGCCGCCAGTTCTGCCATGATGAAAGGATTCTCAGGATCGACGTTAGCCCAGTCGACTTCCGGCGCTTCCTTATGTGGCTCAGGTCCTGCCGGCGACTCTTTTCTGCGCTTTACGATGGCCGGCTGGAGAAGAGCGAAGTTCTCGGGCATCTGGACCGTTACGGCGACAGGCTCGGCCAGCCGCTCAGCCAAGACTGCGTTCTGAACCTCGAGCGAGCGAATCAGAGCATCCTTGGCCGCGACGACTTCCAGGTGATGCTCGCGGCTGATCCAGGGCAGGCGCATCTTTAGGGCCATTCACTCACTCGAACGTAGGTAGCGGCACCCAGCGACTCAACCTGGCAATAGAGCGTGCCAGCTTGGCCGGCACCGTTGTAATTCGCCGGCGCGCCAACCAGCGTGCGGCCAATGTGTTCTTTGCTGCCGATCGTGACGGGCTGCTGAGACGGTGTGTACTCCGAGACACTTCCGTTCGGCCAGGTCACCTTGAGTCCTGCGGCAGAGCCTGAAGCGTCCTCCGCGATCTCGACGTAGCTGGCGAATATCTTGGCCACGAGGTTGACTTGAGCAGAACTCGTGACCGCCTGGACGGGTTGGACAACAGGACCGTAGGCCATGGCCTTATTGACCTCCTGAGAACATGCTGCCCCTCGACATTGGAGCTGCGGGCGCCTGCTCGTCGCCGTCTGGCTCTCCAGAGAACGGAGAGCGTTTCTGCGGACCCTGCTCCTCCACCTGGCTTTCATCGTCCGAGTTGCCTGTCTCTGCGCCGTCCTGGGGCATCATCATGGCGTGGTGGGCGTGCTTCATGGCGTGGGCTCCGTGCATCCCCGCTGCCGCTTCCGCCACGAGCCGGTGCACATGATCGGGGTGCATTTTGGCAACTTCGGCCTTGTGGTCCATAGCAGGAACGCCTTTGGGATCGCCGCCGGCCTTTTTGTTTTCCCACTTGTCGAGCTTCGCCCGTGCCTCAGACTTGATGCGCGCTTCCTCAGCAGGAGAGATGTTGCCAGCGTGCTCCGAGCGCGTGGCACCCGAGATCGCCATGCGGGCGTGAGTGGGATCTCCCACGGGGAACGAACGGTTAGGTCCTGCGAACTCGCTGGCTGGCATGGACTTTCGATCTGCTGCGGATAAAACGGCCATGGCTTATTTTCTCCTGCTAATGCTCGCGGGCTTTCCATACTCGCGTTCGCTGGACTGGTCCTGCTCGTGGAGGGCAACCGCGAGCGCCTGCTTCTCGGCGCGTTTCTTGCCAAATTTGTTCTCTGTGCGCGCAAAGGTCTTGCCCGTCCGAAACTCGCGGATATTGTCTCCGACATGACCTTCGCCTTTGATGAGCGGCACGTGACCCTCCGACAGTGGGAAGAGTAACACGGGGCAGAAGAGAGCTTTTTCATCCTGTTACACCGAGCGAAAATAATTCTGCCACAAGACTTAGAAATGGTCTAATATATGCACCAGTAGAACAAATGTGCAACTATGCGCACACAACAGAAGAAACGAGAGCGCCCATGAGTGAGACATTGAAGCCGTGCCCCGGCTGTGGGTTTGTTGATGAGATGTGCGTCAAGGTGATGCCTGCTGGTCGCAGGGACCGCGTCGAATGTATTTGCGGTTGGCAAGGTCCTGCCAAGCCCAGTAGAGATGAAGCGCGAGATGCCTGGAACCTCCGCACAGACCCACAGCGCGAGGCCATGCGGAAGGCGCTGGAAGCATTCCGCAAGAATGGAGGGAAGTAATGGACACACAGCCGATAGTGGATGCAGTCAATCGAGTTCTTTGGCTGGGAATCTTATTTCTCGGCTCGTTCTGCATTGTGAGTATTTTGCTTGTTGCGATTTTGAAGGACATCCAAAACGCGCTAGAGAAACGCAACAAGGAGCCGAAATGAAAACACTGATCTGGCATGTAGCGCCCCACACGGGGGCACACAGGAGGACGTGAGATGAGCGACAAGCGATTTGAAATTGCGCCGCCGGATCGAGACGGTCGGCGATGTGTGTGCGAATGGCTTGAAATTACCAGAGAAGGGGAAAGGTATGTGTTCGAGTATTTTCGTGAGCGCACGCCCGCGCCGGAAGCCGCTGCCACAGCTATCACCGATGCGCAATGGGACGCGCTTTGTCGTGACATTCAAGATCGGCGCGGCCTCAAGTGGGAGTGGGACAAGATCGATGATGACGTAAAGCTGCAAATTCGCAGTGCGTGGAGCGCAATCATGTTCAATATGCCCACGCCGGAAGCCGGGAGTGCGGCCACTCCATCCGACGCCGTGACGCGAGCGATTAACTCGTGGTTTGATGACGCTACCGAGGATCACAAAAAGCGCATGACCGCCGCCCTTCGCACGTTCGCCGAGGCGCTGCTGGAAGAGTCTGATAAGACATGCAAGGTGCTTTATAGCGATGAGCGCAGTCTTGTAAACCGTGTGCTGACCAAGGCCATCTCTAACCTGCTGCCGGAGGTGACGCGATGACCCCGCAGCAGAAGCTAGAGTATGTGGAGGAGCGGTGGCCCGCGAGTCGATTGCGAGTCTCGCATGAGGCGGATGGCTACGCGGTATATTTGTGGGAAGGAATTGGTCCTTCAATCGGCGTGTTTCGCTGCGCTTCCGAGAAAGAAGCCGTCCACGCCGCCTTTCTCTTTACCAAGAAGCGCAACCGGCAGATCGCGGAAGTGGAAGCGGAGATCGCAGAGGCTAAACCATGGGCCGAGTCAACCTATGCCAGAGCAGCGGTGCGCAGAGTACGTGAGCGCATCCTTGTCTCGCGCCAAGCCGCCCTCGCAGAGCTAAAGCGCGGATTCAGGGAGGTGCCACGGTGAATATACCCGAAAATTTGCGCGAGCGGTATGAGGACTTAGATTGCTGGCTTCACAGCCGTGACAATGAACCCCCAGCACGACTGAGTTTTACCGCAGAAAAGGTGCTCATTGAGCGCATCACCCGCGCAGAGGACCAGATCGCGGCGCTCACGGAGCAGGTGCACGTGCTGAGTCAGCCGGTGAGCAATGAGGAATGGCTGGCAGTGTTAACGAAGCTGCGCGTCTGCAGGAACTTCAACGAACCGAAACCGTGGCATGTGGCAAACGCTCTCATCGCCGCCCGGTCCGCAGCGGGGAAAGAAGGGGAAGTAGGAAATGATTGAAACCGTCGAGAATCTACCCCCGCATTTAGCTGTAATCCAAGAAGCGTTCTTCAAGTCGAGTGAACGCGGATTTCCTAGTGCATGGCATTCCATTTTTGCCGCCGTGAATCCGGAGAACCTTGACCTCTACCGGACACTCAAGGAGCGTCTCGCTCGTGTAGAGGCCAGGTCCGCGGCGCTCACGGAGCAGCTACAAACCGCCAACAACCGGGCAGACACAAACCTCGGCGAGTTGAACCGCATCAGCCAAGAGAATATTCGGCTCACGGAGCAGGTGCGCGTGCTTGAGCAGCCGTTTACGGACGCAGATGTACAAGCCGTTATTCCTGGGGCAGCATGGCCCGAAGAGGTGCACAAAGCAAAAATCAGATTGAACGCCCGTATCGCCTCCCGCTCGGCAGCGGGGAAAGAAGGGGAAGATGTCAAGTGAGCAAGGTTTTTACGAGTTGACTCAGGCCTACATAAAGATCGCCGCACTCGTAGCGCAAATCAAGGCGCTGGACTGGATCAGCGTGAAAGAGCGACTGCCCAAGATGAACGAAGAAGTGTTGGCGGGATTTATGGGGCAGTTTCAGTGGGTTGCATTTGTGGCTACGATGGGACGCGATGGACTCATGGCTCCCGGATACGCGATTCCTACCCATTGGCAACCGCTACCCACCCCACCCCACCCCATACAGGCGTCAGCACAGGGGATGCTGGAACAGACGGAGGTAAAGCATGAAAAACAAGCACAAACACGAATGGGTTCCTTCGGTTAACAGCCGGTGCCCTCAATGCAATGGAGCTATGCAACTTTGCGATTCTGCGGATTGTCGATTCTATCGGTGCATAAGCCTAGATCACATCGGTAAACGGCGAATATTTGTGATGGATAATCAATGGAATTTGAATCAACGTTGACGCGCATAGCGCGAGGAGGAAAGTAGATGAAAACAGAAGCGAATGCAGGCG